CTGGAAAATATGAAATTGCTTCGATCACAGATGCCACACATTTTGTCCTAAAATCATCTGCGCTGTCAACTTTCTCAACCGGAACAATCTCTTTCACGGGATATGTCTACACAGGCAATCCTGTCTGTCAGGCTGATTTGCTTGAAGGTGATGAATGTGGTGGCGTTGAGTTTATCTGTCCTCCTAATGCCGGCCTGGTTGGCCTGGCTCATATGGTTGGCGGAGTAACTTACTGTTGTGGTGGCGTTACTGTTGCTGCAGCCGCAGACGTAACCTTTGCACAGGGCCTACTTCCTGGCGACAAGAAGGCGTTTCTAGTTCTTGGTGCTTTAGCAACTACTCCGCTGGTTATTGATCTTGTAACCGCTTCTACCATGCAGATCAGAACTGAGGGTGGAGCTCTTACAGCTCTGGCCGAAATTGGCGCGATGGACGCTGCTGGTGATGGTTGCTTCCTTGAGTTTGACGGGGCTACCTGGCTGACACAGGGACTTCTTGGTGCTGCAGCAGAGGCGTAGTCAATAGTTAACAATTAACCAAAAGGGGCCAAGTTTCGGCCTGGTCCCTTTTTTTAAAGGAAGGTTTGTGGATGGCAGCACCAAAGAAAAAAGAAGAGGCTGTGGCTAAACTTAAGATTGATGAGAACTCTGCCCTTAAGCTGAATGCTATAGGGATAAAAGAGCCTTTTTCCGACACGCTGGTTTCTGTCTATAAGGAATTTAAGCGACGGAAAGACTTGCTGAACGCTGGGCAGACATCATGCGAAGGTATAGCCATAGTTTCACTGATGGCCGACATGATTGACGGCGATCTTAATTTTTATAAGGAAGAATAGTCATGGCTGAATCAGAACTGTCAATTTCTTACGACGACTTGATGAAGGCTGTTGGCCTCTATCTGGGGTATGGTGGTGATAAGGACGACTGGAACACTTCACAAAAGGCTGAGATTGATTTGTATGTCCAGTCAGGTGTTCGGCAGTTTTATTATCCTCCTGCGGTTGAAGGCGTAGAAAATGGCCATAGCTGGACGTTTCTATATCCGACAACTACCCTCGTGACAGTTGCGAGCACGAGCACCGTAAACCTGCCTAATTCTTTGGGTCGGATTCTCGGTGATCTAACCTTTGAGCCAGAACTTTATAACCATTCGATTGTGCTTGTGAGTGAGGCCCAGCTGTCTGCATTGATGTCTGGGTCTGATGATGCTGGCATTCCTCGGTATGCTGCTGTAAGAGACAAGCCGTCTGATGGCTTTGAGGGCCAGAGGAAACAGATTGTGTTATGGCCGGTGCCTAATGCAGTCTTTACGCTGACTTACAGGTTTGAAGCTTATCAGGGGAAGTTGAAGGACGACTTCCAGTACCCTCTTGGCGGGATGAAATACGCCGAGTTGGCGACTGAAAGCTGTCTTGCGATCGCAGAGCAAAGAGCAAACGATGAGAAGGGTATCCATTGGGATGCTTTCTCCCGGTTGCTGATTGCCGGCGTGCTTTATGACAATAAAAACGGTGCTCGTTATTATGGTGCTATGGGAGGCAATAGTAATGCTCTTGTCTCTGATGGTGTCCGGCAAACGAGTTACGATATTACCTATAAGGAGGATACTTGGTGAGTACTGCGCTGGTTACACTGTTGATCGCTATTGCTGTTGTTTTAATAGGTGGTGTTTTGAGCTTCTGGGGTTGGCTCGCTGTTAAAGTAATCGACCAGGGGCGAAAACTGATAGAGCTTGAGGTTAAAATGGATAATCATGAAAAAAGAGATGATGAGCATCTTCTATGGTTTTCTAAAATGGATGAGAGTATTCAGGAAGTAATGGTGAATACTGCTGCATGCCGTGCGCAATTCGGATATGATGGCGAAAACAAAAACAGAAGAAGCACAGATACAAAAACTAGTGAAACTAAAAAAGGAGAAGACTGATGTTACAACGTATTGCTAAACTTTTAAGAATAGCACCTCCAGCTCAGGATGCAGGATTGCTGATTGTTAGTGGGACGACCAAGCCTGTTGACGGAACTGCTGGTTATGCAGTCGGATGCTTGTTTCAGCATACCGATGGTGGTGATGGCGATGCCCTCTATGTTAATGAGGGAACTTCAGCGTCATGCGACTTTAACCTTGTTACTGTGGCAGCTGCATAATGACAAAGCAGCGTGAACTTGTAATCTCATTCCCACTTGGCGGGGTTTCCCGTCGGGTGGGATATTGGGATAGGGATAAGCCCTATACTGCGCCGTGGGCTGTAAATGTCCGGGGTGTTGGGCTTCTTGAGAACCGGGTCCGAGGCGGATCTCGACCGGGGTTAGAGAAGTTTTATGCAAACCATTTCCCCCCAGCGGTGGCTGGGGAAATTACCGCGATTGCTTCCGCCAGGGTTGTGGACGGTGACGGGAACCACCAGTATGACCTTTATGTTATAGCTGACGGGGAGCTTTATGTTCTCCGAAGTGATGCGGTTTTAACTGGTGAGTCTGAGCTTCACACTGAAGACGGCGTGGCGATCGAGGACGAAGATGGTAATACTATTGTCTTCGATTCTGTGGTTACTGCGACAAGCCCTTTTGCGGCTGTTGGTGGGTTTGATACGTCTATGTTTGGACAAAAATTGTATATTGCTGACTCTGCCTTGGCTGCTTACGATCCGAGCACCAGTATTGTTGACACGATAATTGCTTCCGCTGGGGCAATCCCGATACTTCAACCTCTTGTGACTGCTTATCGTGGAAGGTTGTTTCTTGCCGGGGTTGATCATATCTGGTATGCCTGCAGACAAGGAGATGTTACAGACTGGAACTTTAATGATGATTATGCGGATACAGCTCGTGCGATCGCTGGGCAATCTGGCGAAGCTGGCCAGGTTACAGGGGTCATAAAGGCTATGATTCCGTATAAGGACAAGTTTCTGGCAATTGCTACTCCAAACAGTCTTCACGTGTTGTCCGGAGAGCCCTCAGACGGCAACCTGTTCAACGTAAGTGATCAGTTTGGTATAATCGCTCCAAAAGCTTGGGCGGTGTCTCCAGAAGGGACCGTGGCGTTTCTGAGTTATAATGGCGTTTACCTTTGGAAACTCGGCAGTTCTGCTGAGCCAGTGCCTTTCAGTGATGAACGGGTGCCTGAACTGCTTAAAGATGTAGATGTGACGGCTAACATTGTTCTGATGGAATATGATATAAAAGCGAAAGGGTTTCATTTATTTGTTACTCCGGAGGCGGCTACTGTTGGAACGCACTGGTGGTTGGATCTTGAGAACAAGGCAATGTGGCCGGTGATTCTGCCTCAAACCCAGCAACCCGTGGCAATTGGGCGATATGATATTGGAGATGAACGGTCGGAAGTTGTGCTCGGCTGTAAGGATGGATATTTAAGGAACTTCTCAGCGTCTGAAAACGACGATGACGAGACCGCGTTAAATAGTTATGTAGTATTGGGACCTTTCAGGTTAACAACCAGCGAAAGCGCTGACTCAATAATGAAAGAACTTCGGGGAACTTTGGCGGACAACGCTGGAACTGTTACCTGGAGAGCGTTTGTCGGTTCAAGCGCAGAAGATGTTGGAGATGATGCTGTGGCAGCGATCACGGCACTTTTGGCAGCTGAAACGCCTTCTGCGGTTAAAGCGACCGGGACATGGGCAGAAGATCGAAATCGAATCGTTAGGCCGCGCGTCCGAGGACAATGGTGTGCAATCTTATTATCATCTGCAGATAGCTGGGCCTACCAGTCTGTCGCAGTTACAGCTCAAACACTTGGGAGATTAAGAAATGGCTATTAAAATATCAGCGATGACGCCAGATGATAGTATCGGCGGTAGTGAAAAAATTCCTGTATCTGACGGTGCTTCAGCGAAAAGCATAACAACTGCCGGTTTAAAAAATTACACGATTGACCAGATTGAGGCGATCCCCACAGGCTCTGCTCCATCTGGTTCGGACAGTGTTTTTGTTCTTCAGGGTGGCGTGATGAAGCCTGCCGATATTGATCTTATTGCACAATATGCGATCGATATTGTTTGGGGTAAAGCGGTTGAGACAGTTCCCGATGACCTTGATGTGTTTCCCTTGAAAGACGGTAATACAACTGAAAAAACTGTCACTTATGCAGTTTTGAAAGCTTATCTCAGTAGCGCAATCCAGACCGCAACTATTGACGCAATTGAGGAAATTGAGGCTGGAAGTTCCATAACTGTCGCTGATGCTGTATATGTCCTTCAAAGCGGAGTTTTAAAGCCTATGGCTATTGCTCTTGTGGCACAATATGCAACAACTGTCATGTGGGATAAGGCTGCTGAAACAGTTCCAGACTCTGCTGATGTTCTGGTCTTAAAAGATGGTGGAGTGACTGAAAAGACCATTACTCTTGGAACCTTGACGACATTTTTCAATACTGCCTTGCAAGCAACCGTTCTCAACTTGGCGGGTTTAAGCGCTGCCACAACCCCACTGGCTGCTGCAGATATGTTCGCCGTAACGCAAACAACTACGGGGAAGAAAATAACTTTTGCGAATTTGACTGCTGAAGTTTATTTAGCTCTAGCCGCTCACGTTACAGGCTTGGACGAAGTTGCGACAACGGTTGATTCTGACGTTTTTTATGTTTTACAAAGTGGTACAGCAAAAAAAATGACATTGGACCAGATCATAGCTCATGCTGGTTTTTCGATAACTGGCGCAGGCAATGGTGTCGACGGCATGATTGCTCAATGGAGTGGTGCTAATAGTCTGAAATCTCTCCTAACGATGGTTACATCGATTGTCTCCCCGGGATCAGATACAGACATTCCCACTTCAAAAGCTGTTCAAGATGCAATCGACGCAACGAATGCAGACACTTCTACTATAATTTATGAATCAACTCTTATAGGGGCTGCACTTGCTGACGCTGACACTATTCTGGTCGATGACGGGGGTTTGGGAACAGCTCAAAGGAAAAGTGCTGTCAGTCGGTTGTGGACATATATTACGGGAAAAATTCAAGGTCTGTCGGAGATTGATGCTGATGCCATTACTTCTTCTGATATCATAATGTTTCAAGATGCTGATGATAGTAACAATTTGAAGACAATAACTATTGATGTGCTGTGGGAATGGCTTGCAGAGAATAGGCTAAACCTGTTTAATCTTGATGATCTGGATACTCCCGGCGACAACACTGATCTTAACGCCAGCACTTCGGCACACGGTTTACTACCTAAACTTGGAGGTGGAACTACTAATTACCTCCGCGCTGACGGAACTTGGGATGAACCAGCAGCGGACGCTGCCTGGGACGGTGATCTTG